GGCCTCCTCCACGTCAACCGGAAGCCTTTCAAGGTCACCTACTACTCTGGTGACCAGGCGAACAGCGGCCTCGACGCCGTTCTCGATCGTGCGAACGAGCTCGAGTACCACGTGCAGGGCCGCATGAGCACCCAGTACGGTCACCCGTACACGGTGTTCCGCGTCGACGCGTCCTGATCCGGGCGTCTGATCGGTGGCCTACCTCACGGTGACGGAATTTACGCTTCGGACGGTCATGCCGCCCGAAGACGTGGCCTACCTCGAGACGACCTTCGCCGGTTTTCTCGATGCCCGGATCGCCGTGAGGTCGAGCCTCATCAACGCCCGCCTGCAGAAGCGCTACGTCGTTCCGTTCGTTCCCCCGTACCCCGAGACGGTGCTCGGGTGGCTAACCGCCCTCGTCACCGTCGACGCGTACAAGAAGCGCGGGTGGAACCCGTCCGACGCGCAATCGGCGCAGGTCGTTCAGGACGCTGTCGACGCGCTCGCCGAGATGAAAGAGGCCGCTGACTCCGCCGAGGGTCTGTTCGAGCTCCCTGTGAGGGAGAACAACCTCACGAGCGCGGTCAGCAAGGGCGGCCCGCTCGGCTACAGCGAGACGAGCCCTTACGTGGGGTTCGACCTGCAATTCGAGACGGCCTCGAGCGAAGACCAGGGCGGATGAAGCTGCACCTTCTCGCGCTGCCGCACACGCAAGTGAGCGAGCAATACCTTTCCTGCGCGTACACGCAAAAGGTCGCGAAGTTCTGCAAGATGATGGGGCACGACTACGAGATCGTGCTCTACGCCGGCGAGGATGTCTCCGGTACCTCGGGCTACGCCGACCACGTCGTGTGCGTGCACGAGGACGAACGGGCCGGCTGGTTCGGGCGCTCGTTCGACACCGTCCGGAGCCCTCTGAAGTGGGACGCGTCCGAGCCCTACTGGCAGTGCTTCGCCGAGCGCGCGATCCCCGCTCTGCGCGAGCGCGCGTCCAAAGGCGACCTGTGCCTCCTCACGACGTCGGTGCAGAAGCCCATCGCCGACGCAGTGCCCGACGTCGTGCCCGTCGAGTGGGCCGTCGGGTACGAGGGCATCGGCACCAACTTCTGCGCGTTCGAGTCGTTCACGTGGATGCACCACGTCTACGGCCTGCGCGGATGGCGTCATGGCCGCGCGTTCGACGCGGCGATCCCCAATTTCTTTGACGTCGACGACTTCGTGCCGCCGGCGAAGCCGCGCGCCGGCCGCGAGTACCTCCTCTATCTCGGCCGCGTGACGGAGTCGAAAGGCCCCCACATCGCCAGCGAGATCGCGAAGCGCCTCGGAATGAAGCTCCTCGTCGCCGGCCCCGGTGCCGATCAAGACGCCCTCGGGCCCGTCCGCGGCGAGGGCTGCGTGATCGAGGGCGACGTGCGCTACCTCGGCGAGGTCGGTAAGGCCACACGCGCCGAGCTCCTCGCCAACGCGAGCGCCCTCCTCGTGCCGACGCTCTACGTCGAGCCCTTCGGCGGCGTCGCAGTCGAGGCGATGATGTCCGGTTGCCCCGTTGTCGCCTCCGATTGGGGCGCGTTCACCGAGACCGTGACGCCCGACGTCGGCGCCCGGTTCCGCACCCTGAAGCAGGGCGTCGAGGCCGTGCAGTGGGCGATGGCGCTAGACCGCGGCACCGTCGCGGCGAAGGCACAGGCCCGCTACTGCCTCGAGACCGTCGGCCGGAAGTTCCGCGCGTGGTTCGACCAGCTCGAGACGCTGCAAGGCGCCGGCTGGTACGCATGAGCGGCGACGAGGACCTCGCCGCGTTCGCGGCGCGGCTCCGGAGCATGAAAGGTCTCGCTGAGGCCGCCGCCGTCGAGGCCGCGCCCCTCGTCGAGGCCGAAGTGAAGAAGACCGCGGCCGCCGGCACCGACGTCGACGGCAAGGCGTGGCCCGCGAAGAAGGACGGCGGACGTGCGCTTCCCGAGGCGGCGGATGCAGTCACCGCGGGCGCGAACGGGTCGTTCGTGATCCTGAAGCTCGCCGGGCCGTACGTCTACCACCAGCGCGCGAAGCCCGACGATCACCGTCGCCCGATTCTGCCGACGAGCTCGGCCCTTCCCCCGACTCTCCGCGCCGCCCTCGTCGAGGGATGCCGGCGCGCTTTCGAACGCCTCAGCAAGTAACACGTGGCAGTCACAGTTTCGTCCGGGCTCGTGGCCATGGTCACGGGCGTTCAGACCTTCTTCACCGCGCGCGGCGTGACCGCGCACGTCTCCCTTGGCTGGAAAGAGGCGTCGAAGCAGGTCAACCAAGGCACCGGCCGCGCAAACCGCGTCGTGTTCATCCCGAGCGACCGCTCGGGCCGCGGCGGCGAGCTGAAGCTCGATCGGAATCTGCAGCCCGGCCAGCGCCATTTCGGCACCCCTGTGAAGGATGCGAGCGCGAGGGCGCTCTACACGTGGGAGCGCCTGCTCACCGTCTCGGTGTGGGCCGTCGATGCGACGGCGCCGAACGACGAGGGCAAGCAGATCGAGGCCGTCGAGGACCTGTTCGAGTGGACGATCCGCGCGGTCCACGACTTCGCGAAAGCGAGCGCGCAGTGGGGAGAGGTCGCGTGGTTGGCCGCCCCGATCGAGCGCCAATTCGGCCGTGAGCTGCAGGCGTCGCTCACGTTCCGACACCCCATGTTCGACACGCCTCAGGACCGGGCCTTCCCCGGGTTCGAGCTCGAGAAAGTTCCGGAGCCCATTTGATCCCTAGCGTTTCGATCACCAAGTCGGACGGCAACACCGGAGTGGTGAAGCCGAGCCCCGACGGAAATCTCGCCATCATTGGAACCTCCCAAAAGGGGAGTTTCAACGTCCCCTCCTCGTTCACGCGCCAGATCGACGCGTACGGCACTTTCGGCGAGGGGAACCTCGTCGAGGCTGCGGCCTACGATATGGCGGTCGCGCAGAAGCCCGTCGTGCTCATCCGGGGCAACCCGTCGACGGCCGCGGCCTACGGCACCGTGACGAACACGGGTCCGGGCACGGCGACGCCGGCGGCGGACACGTCCGTCCACCCGTACGACGATGCCGACATCTTGATCACGTTCGTGGCAGGCGGCGCGCTCGGGACGGCTGGCATCACGTACACGTACAGCCGCGACGGCGGATTCACGACGAGCGGCGTGCAGGCGCTCGGGACCGCGCTCACGCTCCTCGTCCCGAACACGAACGCACAATTCACGCTCGGCACGTCGACGCAGACGATTCTCGCGGGTCAGACCATCGCGTGCTCGGTCACGGGCCCGAAGATGACGAACAGCGATCTGCTCGTTTCGCTCGAGGCGCTTCGGACCTACGGCGGCGCGTGGGACGCGATCCTGTACATCGGCGGTGACGCAGACGCGACGACCGTTTCCGATCTCGACACGTGGCTCGCGGCGCGCGAGGCCGAAGGCAAGTACCGCACGGCGCTCTGCAACACCGTGAAGCGCGATCCCTCTACACAGACCGAGGCGCAGTATGCGACCGCGATGGCGACGGCCGCGTCGGGGATGTCGAGCATCCGTGTCGTCGTCGGAGCCGACGGGGAATACCTGACGTCACTCCTCAGCGGCGTCCGACTGACCCGCTACGTGGCCACCGTTGTTGCCGCTCGCGGCATGGCGGTCGACATCGCGCGCGACGTCGCCTTCGTGGCTGACGGGGCGCTCCCCGGCGTCCAGATCGCCGACGATCAGTCGAACCCGAAGTTCCACGACGAGGCGCTGTTCCCCGGCCTCGACGATCTCCGTCTGACGACGCTGCGGTCGTTCCCCGGTCGCGCGGGCGTCTACGTAAACAACGCGCTCCTGATCTCGCCGTCGGGCAGCGACTACGTCTACTGGCAGCACGCCCGCGTGATGAACGAGGCGTGCGAGATCGCGTTCCAGCTTCTCAGCGGGCGCCTTTCTCAGGGCATCAACAAGGACGTCGCAACGGGCTTCATCGCCGAGGAAGACGCGGCCGAGATCGAAGGTCTCGTGAACGCGCAATTCGGCTCGCAGCTCGTCACGCCCCGTCGGTGCAGCGGCGCGAAGTTCGTGCTCTCGCGCAACGACAACCTGACGTCGAACCAAGGCGCGACCCTCACCGGGCAGATCCAGGTCTCTCGCCTCGCATACGTGAAGAAATTTGCAGTGACCAGCAAGTTCGTCAAGACGATCGCGGTCACGGCGGGTAGCTGAAAATGACTGACATCGTCCGTCTGAACGACACGATCGTTTCGTGGAACAGCGTCTCTTTCAAGATCGACGGTATCCCCTACGTGGGGATTATCTCCTTCGACTACGAGCAGACGCGCGAGCGTGAGGCCATCTACGGCGCGAAGCGAGACGGCCGCCCGCTCGGGTTCACGAGCGGCAAGTACAGCGTCCCCTCGATGACGCTGAAGATGCTCCGCGACTCGTGGGATGATCTCTCGACGCAGCTTGCCGTGGAGGGCCTCGGCTCGATCGGCGACGCCACGTTCACCCTGATCGTGCAGTATATCGAGATCGGGCAGCCCCCGATCACGGTCGTGTGCGTCGGGTGCAGGATCAAGGGGATCAAGCCCTCGCTCGAGGAGGGCACGGGCGCCGCGACCACGGAGCTCGATATCCAGTGTATCGAGATCGTCGAGAACGGCAAGCCGCTGGCCTCGGTCGTTAGGGCGGTGCCGCTGTGAGCGAGGACCTGAAGTCTCGCCTCGCGGCCGCGCGCAAGGCGAAAGAAGACAAGGAGGCCGCCCGCGCGGCCGCGGCCGAGGCGCGCGAGCTCGAGGAGCTAGAGCTCGAGGCCAAGCTCGAGGGCGAGCTCGGCGGCTCGCGCGGCTCTGCGTTCGAGATCGTGCGCACGCTCGACGGCCTCGTCGCGGTGAAGCTCGGCCCGGCGATCCTGCACACGAAGTTCCAGGCCGCTGCCTCCAACGACAAGGTCGGCCTGAACGAGCGCACGCTGCACGACTACGTCTTCCCGAACGTCGCGCACCCGTCGCAGGACGCGTACCTCGCGATGGTTGCCAAGCGTCCGGGCACCGCGGTTCGGTGCGCCGATGCGCTCGCGACGCTCTACGGGGCGAAGGCGAGCAACGACGACGCAAAATACTGAAGCTCCACGGCGAGGCCAAAGGAGACGCGCGGACGGCGGCAAGCTGCCTCCACGCGCTCTTCGCCGGGGGCGACGAAATCGAGGCGCGCACGGGCGCGCTGCACTTGGCCGTGTGGATGCGTGACGTAAAGGCGGCACTGACCGATGGCGGGAAATAGCCAAGAGGCACAGTTTTCGATCCGGCTGGACGACCAAGTGTCGGATCCGGCCGAGGACGCCGCGCAATCGGTCGACGATCTCCGCGACCGCATTCTCAAGAGCGAGAACGCGGTCAAGGCGATGTCGCAGACGCTACGGCGCCTGAAGGGCACGACCGATGACGTCAAGAAGGCCAAAGACCAGCTGAAGGCTCGGATCAACGCCGAGAAGGACGCCGCGTCGAAGGCCCAAGTCGCGCTTCTGAACAACAAGGAAGCGACGGGCCGCCTCGCGACCGCGAAGAAGCTCCTCTCTGGCGTCGTGTCGTCGCTGAAGGAGCGATTTAGCGGCCTGGTCAGCGGTCAGAAGGTCTCTGAGGCCGGCATGGGCGCGCTCAAGTTCGCGGCCGTCGGCCTCGCCGCGGCGCTCGCTGCCGTTGCCCTCGCGACCGCGGGCGGGCTCGTCGCGCTCGGGAAGTTCATCATCGAGGGCGCGAACGCCGCGCGCTCGGCGAACCTCCTCAGGGAGGCCGCGTCCGGAAGCGCCGCCAACGCGGTCGCGCTCGGCTCGCAGGTCGACGCGCTCGCGCGCAAGCTGCCGACGGCCAAGTCCGAGCTGAATGATCTTGCGGTGTCGCTCGCGAAGAGCGGGATCCAGGGGCAGACGCTCGTAGACACGTTCAACGCGGTCGGTCAGGCGTCGGCGGCGATGGGCGACGAGGCCGGCAACAAGTTGAAGGCCCTTGTCGACCGCGGACGCCTCACGCAGCGGTTCTCGCTCGGTTCCGATCTCGGGTCTGAGGACCTTCGCGGCACGGGCGTCCAGCGAGACGACGTGGCGAAGGCGCTAGCCGAGCGCATGAAGGTCGGCGTCGATCAGGCGCGCCTCGCCCTCGCTGAGGGCCGGGTGAAGCTCGGCGACGGTGCGGCCGCGCTGAAGGACGCCGTCGAGAAGAAGTTCGGCGGCCTCAACCTGCGCAAGATGATGTCGCTCGAGGTCATCGGCGAGAAGATTAAGGAGCGTCTGCAGGCACTGACCTCGGGTGTGAACCTCGAACCTCTGCTGAAGGCCTTCAGCTCGCTCGCAGATTTGTTTGACGAGAGCAGCGTCTCGGGCGCGGGCTTGAAAACGCTCGTGACCGTGCTCGGCGAGAACCTCGTCGGCGCACTCGTGAAGGGCGCCCCGCTCGCGAAGCAATTCTTCAAGGGCCTCGTGATCGGTGCGCTGCAGGCGACGATCATGTTCCTGCAGCTTCGCAACTCGCTGATCAAGACGTTCGGCGGCAACGAGACGCTGAAGGGGCTATTCAGCCTCCAAAATGCCCTGAAAGCAGGCCAGATCCTTGCCGGCACGCTGATCGTCGGGCTCGCCGTCATTGCGGCCGGCGTCGGCGCCGTCGTCGCGGGCCTCGCCGCCCTCGGCGGCGCGATCCAGGTCGCGACCGACTTCGGGATCTCCTTCGGCGAGACGCTCCGAAACATCGATTGGGCGAACCTCGGCGCCAGCATCGTCGACGGGCTCCTCGGCGGGCTCAAGTCGGCCGGGTCGAAGCTCGTCAACGGCGCGAAGGACCTCGCCGAGAGCGTCAAGGGCGGCTTCAAGGACGCGCTTGGCATCCACAGCCCGTCCAAGGTGTTCGAGGGCTACGGGAAGAACACCGTCGAGGGCTTCAACCGAGGCGTCGAGGGTGCCGCGCCCGGCGGGTCGAGCTCGCTCGACTCTCTCGGTGACGCGCCGAAGAGCGGACGGGGCGCCGGTGGGCCGCGCAGCGTCACGGTCACCATGCCGATCAACATCCAGGTCAGTGGCCCGAACGCCGCGGCCCAGATCATGGACCCGAACTTCCTCGCGCAGCTCACGAAGGCACTCGAGCAGGTGCTCGCGGGCGCCGGCGTGCCCCTCACGGCCTGAATTTCCGTTTTCGGAAACTCGAACCAATAATGCCGACCGCCCTCGACATCATCCAAGGCGCGGAATTCCCGCAACAGGACTTCATCGTTCTCGGCGGGCTCACGTCCCCCGGTCGCGCGGAGATCACCGACTGCGCTTTCGAGCGCCGGTACGACGTGCGCGAGCCGTACGGCGCCTCGGGCGGCTCGACCATCTGGCAGGGCGACTCGATCAAGCGCGCGGTGGTGCAGATCTCCCTGTGGGAGGCCTCGCACTTCGCCGATTGGGAGACCTTCGCCAAGGGCGTGCTGTTCAAGACGCCCGGACGCGTCGCGTACACGGTCGACCACCCGATCCTGAGGCTCATCCACTTCACCGAGTGTCAGGTCGAGAAGGTCACGGGCTTTCAGCAGACCGACACCGGCATTTGGCAGTGTGAGATTCACCTGCTCGAGTTTCGCCGGCCGAAACCGGCCCTCAGCAAGCCGATCGCGGCCATCCCGAACGCGCCGAAGGTCGTGCCGACCGCGCAGGACGCCGCCGACATCGAGATTCAGAAGCTCACCGCGCAAGTCGCGGCCCTCGCGCCCATTCCGTGACGACCACCCTCACCCTGAACGGGCTAGACGCCAAATCGGTGCGCCTGTTCCAGCCCTGGACGGGCGTTTGGACGGCCGAGGTCGACTTTGATCTCGAGCTCGTGCCCGTCGCGCCGTTCGGGCCGGCGACGCTCGTGATCGGGACGACTGTGCTCGTCGGAACGATCGATCCGACCGCGTCGGGGAAGTTCGGTGACAAGGCAATCGCGCGCGTCATCGGCGGGGGCGGCGGGTGGGGTAAAATCGTCTCGTCGCGCCAGTTTCACAACGACGCGGGCGTGCTTCCGGCCGCCGTCATCATCGCCACGGCCGCCGAGGCCCTCGAACCGCCCCCGGCCGTCACCTTGCCCCCGGTGCCGCTCGGCGTCGACTACGAGCGCACCTCGGGCGCGGCAAGCCGAGTGCTTGCCGGCCTGGACTGGTACGTCACCCTCGCTGGCGTCACGACGGTTGGCGCCCCACGGCCGCAGCTGCCGGCGAACCCGCTGGACGTCGACGTGCTCACGTACGACCCGTTCCAGCGGCGCGCGGAGATCGCGACGGACACCATCCTGATGCCCGGGACGATCCTAGCCGGCGACCCGCGCTTCGACACGCTCACGATCCGCGACGTCGAGCAGACGTTCACGCCCGACGGCGGCGCCCGTGCGAGCGCCTGGTGCGGCGACGACGCGAAGCCGCGCCTTGCAACGCTCCTCGCCGGCATGGTCGCCGAGCTCGGCGGCACGGCGAACCTAAAGCCGTACCACTACCGCGTCGTCGCGCAGAACCCTGCCGATGGGCGCCTGACCTTGCAGGCCGTCGTTGCCTCGGCGGGCGCGCCTGACTCGATCGCGATCTCGCCTTGGTACGGCGTGCCCGGCGTCAAGGCGACCGTCTTGCCCGGCACCGAGGTCGCGGTGAAGTTCCTGAACGGCGACCCGGCGAAGCCCGTCGTCGACTCGTTCAAGCCCGCGATCATCTCCGCACCGTCCCCCGTCGCCCGAGCGACCGCGGTGGCGTCACTCGTGTCCGCGCTGGAGACATTCGCCGCGGCGATGGCGCTGGCGTCTACCGGCCCCCTGTCGGCGCTCGCCGGTCCTTGCACCGATCTCGGCACTGCGGTGACCGCTCTCGCCGCGGACGTCTCCTCCCAAACGCTGCAAGTGGACTGATGGCACGAGAAATTCGCTGCTTCGACGACATGGATCCGTACGGCGCCGAGGTCTCGGACGCGTTCGAGGACCTCGTTCAAGACTGCTACCACCGCTTGATCGAGCCCCCCGGCTCGAACATCGACGATCCGGCCCGCGGGCTCGGTCTCGAGGACATGCTTTCCGGTCCGATCGATTCGATCTCGGGCCTCAAGAAGAAGATCGAAAACGAGCTCGAGAAGGACGACCGCGTGACGAGCGCGGCCGCAACGATCACCGAGATCGATTCCAACTCCTTCCGCATCGACATTCGCATCGTGGCCGACGAGCAAGTCCTCGGTTTGGTCCTGCAGTCGGACGCGGCGGGCAACGTCATCCGGGTACCCTGAATGCCTTTGGCCATCGACGATCTGATCACGCCACCGACGGTGGATCAGGTGTTCAACACGTTTGTCGCCTCGCTCGAGTCGCTCGGCGTGCCGGCGAGCGGCTGGCGCAAGGGCGGCGTGCCGAGCACGATCCTGCGCGTCGTCGCGGTGATGTATCAGGCGTTCGCCGTCCTGATCGCCTTGTTCGTCCGCTCGGGCTTCCTCGAGACGGCGGTAGGGCCGTGGCTGACGACGCTCGCCGATCAGGTGTTCAACGTCCAGCGCGAGGACGCCACCTTTGCGACCGGGCAGGTGCAGGTTACGAACGGCGGCGGGGGCGTCTTCTCGTTCACCGCCGACCAAGTTCGCTTCCTCTGGCCGCAAGGCGTCGGGCAGAACAAGGCGTACACGAACGTCTCCGCGTTCACTCTCAACCCCGGCGACGTCAAGCTGATCGATGTCCGGGCTGTGGAGATCGGCTCCGGGTCGACCGCGCCCCCCGGCTCGATCGTCGCGTTCGAGACGACCCTGCTCGGGGTCACGTGCACGAACCTCACCGCGGTCGTCGGCAACGACGCCGAGGCCGACGACGACCTGCGCACGCGGTGCCGCAACAAGCTGGCGGCGATCTCGGTGCGCGGCCCCCGCGGCGCGTACGCGTACGCCGTCGACAGCGCCCTTCGCCTCGACGGCACGCCGGTCGACATCAACCGGTCGAGCATCTCGCCCGACTCGAGCACGGGCACCGTTACGGTCTACTGCGCGAGCCCGAGCGGCACGCCGCTGTCGAGCGACCTCGATCAGGTGCGGGCCAACATCGAGGACGTGGCCCGGCCGGACTCGGTGACCGTCGACGTCCTCGCGGTCACCTCAGTGCCAGTGACGCGCACGCTCACCGTTTGGGCGAAGCGCACCGACGGCGTCTCGGCTAGCGACATCTCGACGCTTGCGGATGCCGCGCTCACCTCTGCGATCTCCACGTACCCGATCGGCGGCATTCCCAAGCCCCCCGACACGCAGGGCTATCTCTACGCGTCCTTCATCGAGGGCGCCGCTGAGGGCGCGCACCCGTCGATCTACGACGTCGACGGCGCGGGCAGCGACGTTGCGCTTTCCCCGGGGCAGGTCGCGACCCTGGCGTCGACGATCACCGTCAACATCGTCGACGTGCCATGACGACGGGCACGACGCTTCGCTTCCGCGACGTCTTCCGAAAGTTCATCACGCCGTGGCTGTCGGACCGCGGCGGAGAGACGGCGGGACCGAACACGTCGTTCCGCTACCTGTGGTCGATGATCGCGCCGCTCGACGCGGCCGCGGACGTCCTCACGCAAGGGCTGAACGCGTGGTTCCCCGGCGTCGGGACGCCGACCGCCCTGCCCCTGATCTCGCGCATGCGCGGCATCCTGCGCGGCGAGGCGGACACCGACGACACCTATTCGGCCGTCCTGAAGCAGTGGCTCGACCTCTGGCGCGCCGCGGGCAGTGCCGACGCGATCGCCCTCGCGATCCAGCGGTACCTCGCGAATCACCCGAAGGTCCGCATCGTCACGCGCTCGGGCTACTGGGTGACCCTGAACACGGACGGCACGATCGTCCGGCAGCAACAGGCGTGGGATTGGGACTCGGTCTCGAACCCCGAGCGCGCCGGCTACTGGTCGGAGATCTGGATCATCGTGTACCCGACCGAGTGGGGCACGTCCGGGCCGTTTCTCGACACGACCGGCGCACCGACGTGGGGCGCTGACGACCTCGGGATCGGGCACGACGTCGGACGCGTCGCCTACGACGCGATCAAGGGACTGATCGCGCAGTGGAAGTCCGCGCACACCCGCGTGCGCGCCGTGATCTGGACGTCGGACGCGACCTTGTTCGACCCGAACACGCCCGCCTCACTGCCCGATGGCACGTGGGGATGCTGGGGCACGACCGGTAGCGGCTCGCGCGTCGCGGGCGGCCGGAACCTCACGACCTGTCGCTACTGGGAGCCTTGAATGGGACACGCATACGCCGGGGCCGATAGCTTCCCCACCGATTACACGATCCCGGACGACGGCGACGCGCGCACCGCTGCCAGCGTCGACGTCGCGTTCGAGGCGCTCGGGGATCGAACCATCTACTTGAAGAACCGTCTCGCGGCGCTCGGCGCGGTTCACGACTTCACGGCCGTCGGCACGACGACGTTCACCGCCGGCCCGTACGACAAGGGCGCGCTGATCGAGCTCTGTGGCGGCGGGGGCGGCGGCGCGGGCGGCGGGTTCGGCAGCACCCTCGCGCTGCACTCGGGCTGCGGCGGGGGCGGCGGCGCGGGCGCCCCGCTGATCCGCATGTTCGTGCCGTTGACACCGGGCACCACGTACGACGTGACCGTTGGTGACGGCGGCGCAGGCGGCGCGGGCAGCACCGCGCTCAATACCGCGGCCGACGGACAAGCGGGCCACACAAGCTCGGTCCGGGTCACGGGGGGCGGGGCGTTCCTCGCCGTGGGTTTCGGGGGCGGACCAGGCACGGCCTACGACCACGCCGACCTGATCACGGACCTCGACAACGATCCGCAATTCGCCATCGCCGCGGGTGGATCCTCGGCGAGCACGTCCAACGCGGACGGCTACCGGCGCACCGGACTGCTCGGCACCACCGCAGGCGGCGCCATCACGCTGAACAAGCTACCTTTCGGGTACGCGCTTGGGCCGGGCGATGGCGGCGACGGCACCTCTCGACAGATGCTCGGGGCCGGGCATCGTGGCAGGTCGAGCATTCAAGGCCTGAACGCAGGCGCAGGGGGAATCGGCGGGACCATCGATGGCGGCACCGTGCAGGGCGGGGGCGGTGGAGGCGGCGGCGGATCGGGCCCGTTCACGGACAACGGCAACACTTGCCCCGGCATCTCGGGGGACAATACCAACACGGGCGGCGCCGGCGGCAACGGCGGCAACGGCTCGGGAGCATCCCCCGGCACGAACGGCGCAGCCGGCAGCATTGGCCTCGGCACCTCGGGCGGCGGGGGTGGCGGGGGCGGCGCGGGTGGCTCGTCGCTCGTGACCCCGGGCAACGGCGGCCCAGGCGCCCAGGGCGGTAGCGGCCGCGTGCGGATCACGATTGTCGGAGTCGGATGACCCCGCCGTCCTTCTCGTGGCTTGACGACTTCTTCGGGCCCGCCATCGTCAAGATCGGGAGCCTCTTCCTTCCGAAGCGGCCGGTGCTCGAATTCGTCGCGACCGGCGGCGCCGGCGTGATGGCGGAAGATGATCCGATCAACAAGAAAATCACCGTCACAGTCGACAGCGCGGAGCTCGTGCCCGCCGGCGTGAACGGCGACATACAGCTGAAGAACGGTTCAGGTGCACTGTCGGCTTTGCACGGGGCCAACGTCGACGACGTGGCCGCCTGGAACGGCACTACGTGGGTGAGCCAGACCCGAGGCACCGGCCGGTGGCAGATCGCCTATGAGGTCGACTTCACGTCGTTGACCCTCGCGACGGCGTCCGGCAACGGCAACTTTACGATCGACGGCAAGACGTGGACGGTCGGCAACTTCGCCCATTCCTCGGTCATGTCCGCGGGCGGCGCCGACGGTCTTCGGATCAAATGCAACTCGACGATCACGTCGACCGCGGTGGCCACGAACAGCGAAGCGTATTTCATGCTGCCCCTGTCTCAGGTGCTCGGCGCCATCCCGGACGACTGCCGCTTCGGGCTGCGCGTGTCCTTCCTCACGAAGGCGTTCACGCGGGCAGCAAGCCAGGACGCAACGACGTTCCAGGTGTGCACCTCGGACTTCGACTCGCAGCGCGCCGAGGCACAGCAATACAATTCGAGCGGGACGCAGACGGACTGGCAGCGGCTCGTCCTCAAAACGTCCACCAAGACCAGCGGCGACATTGCGCCGACCTTGACGAGTCCGGCAACGCACGACTGCATCGAGATCGAGATCCCTCGGCTCGGCGAGGATTCGACGCTGATTCACACAGGCATCTCGAGCGGCGGCCAGTTTCCAACGAAGTGGTACCCGCGCGCGTTCCCGCAGTCGGCGGCCGGTCAGTGGATCGACATCCAACTCGACGAGATCGCGAAAGGCTTCATCGCGATCGGGCAGGTGGCGGCCACAGGTGCGGCCACGTCCGAGATCAAGATCGGTCGCATGCGCGTCGAGTACTACCTCTACCAGTGAGCCAGCAATGACCGCATTTTTCGCCGGCAACTGGCTCGACGACTTCTTCCGCAATGAGGTCAGCCCGCCGCTTTTGAACGCGGACACGGGCCCCCTGCCGAACGTCGCATCGACGACGAACGGCGGGCAGCTCGTCAGCGCTCTGCATTTCTCCGGGCTCGCACCGGACGTGAGCGGCATCCGCGACGGACGCCCGGGCCGCCGTCTGCATCTCATTGCTGCCGGCGGGCCGCTGATCGTCGAGCACCAGAGCTCGCTCTCTCAAGACATCAATCGGATCATCACGGGCACGGGCGCCGCCGTAGAAGTGCCCCAAGGCTCGGCGATCTGGCTCGTCTACTCGGACATCGCTAAGAGGTGGTTCCTGTCCTCGACGGGCCCCGTTGGCGGCACAGGGCCTGCGGGCGCGACCGGTGCGACGGGCGCAGCCGGCGGGGTCGGTGCCACCGGTTCAGCTGGCAGCGTCGGCGCGACCGGCGCTACGGGCGCAGCCGGTGCCACCGGGGCAGCGGGCAGCCCTGGCGGCGCGACGGGCGCCACCGGTGCCGCGGGGGCGACCGGAGCAACGGGCGCGGGGGGCGCCACCGGCGCGACCGGACCGGCGCTAGGGACCCTGTGGGTAGACGTCACTCAGATGTCGACCGCCCTAGCGCCTACGACGGTCTCCTCGAGCGACACCGTTGGGTGCTCCTTCTCTGTTGGTCAGTCGGGCACCTGGCAGTGCACGGGCGTCGTCTTTTATTGGGTCGTCGCGTCTGGCACGAAGAGCGTGAAAGTCTCCCTGTGGGATCAGTCAGGTACTCGCCTGGCCAACGTCACAGTCTCCGGCGTCACCACGGGCGTGTGGACCGGCACATTCAGCGTCGCTCAGACGCTATCGCTCAATGCGGAGTACTACGTCGGGGCGTGGCAGACGGACGGGGCGAACTACGTGAAGTCTACCCTGTCCACTGCCAACAAGTTTATCCCCTCCGGCGGAGTGATCGGGGCCGGGATCTTGGTCGGTAGCCGCGTCCTGTTCGCGGCGGGAGATGCCCAGCCAACATCAGTCGCTTCGACGGAGCTGTATCTGGTGCAGCCCGTACTCACCTACTCGCCGTAAGAGGACCTCGTGAAAGTCTCCCTGTCCAACCAACAGGTCGCGTTGGTGGCCGTGCTGCTCGCGGCAATCATCTGCGCCCATGTCTTCGCCCCGCTCGCCGCGAGCGCCGTGATCTCGATCGCGAGCACCCTCGTCGGTACGTTCTTCGTGAACGTCCAGCGGACGCCCGACCCGACGCAGCCCCCGCAGCTGCGGGCTGTGCCCGACCCGGCACCGCCGAAGGGGGGCGCCTCGTGAGCGCGTGGCGCTACGTCGCCTCGGTGATCGGCGTCGTCGTCGCCTCTGCCATCCTGGGGCAGCTCGTCGCCTGCGCGTCGCTTCAAGAGGCGCTCTTCGGGCCGAGCACGCCGCTCGTGAATCCGGCCGATGACGCGGAGCTCTTCCACTGCCGCATGATCGCCGAGATCGACCACGACATGAACCACGACGCCGGCGGCGCGTGCCACATCTACGACGACTGCGTGATCGACGCCGGCATGCGCGGCGACATCGGCTTTTGCAACGGCGCGGGGAAAGAGGGGGCGGATGCTTCCGCTGATTGAATCCGGCGTGACTGCCGTGGGGACTTTCCTCGTCGACCACCCGGAAATCATCACCGCCGCGGCGAACGCCCTGACCGGGGGCGCGACCAAAGCGCAGATTATCCAGGCCATTCGCTCGATTCAGGTCGAGGCCAGCGACGACATCATGCGCGAGAAGCTCGGGCTAGGCGCGTGAGGCTCCTCGCAGTGTTTGCGGTCGCCCTCCTCGGCGCCTGCGCCGACCCGAAGGCGCCCGAGTACCCGTGCGTGGTCGAGGGCCGCGCCGCGTACCAGACCACGATCCCGCACGACTACTTCGCGGCGAACGACGCGTATAGGCAGTGCCTTCGCCGGCGGGGGCTGCTCCGATGATCGCGCAGACCGCCACGCACGGCGCCCTCGTCGTCGACTCCTACACGTTCTCGACCGGCGGCACGGCCGCCGAGGCCCTCGCCCTCGCGAAAGAGGGGGTCAAGTGCCTCGTCGGCTACCTCGGCGCGATGACGGCGCAGCGAGTCGGGTACCTGCACGCGGCCGGGATCGCGTTCATGCCCGTGACGTTCGGCACGGCGCCGGCGCACTACAACGGCCTGAACACGGTCGCGCAGTGCAAGGCACTTGGGCTCCCCGATGGCGTATCGACGTGGCTCGATCTCGAGGGTCTCGCCACGTTCCACGACGACCCCGCGGACCTCATCTCGCGCGCGAACGCGTGGGCAAGCATCGTCGAGGCGGCGGGGTGGATGCCGTGCCTCTACCAGGGATGCCCGCAGCCGTTGACGAGCGCCGAGCTCTACGCGCTGAAGCACGTGCGCTACTGGCTCGGGCAGGGGCTCCCCCGTGACCGCCACAACGCGCCCGCGACGCCAGCGTGCGGCTACTGCATGACGCAGAAGTACCCGTCCGTCATGCGCGGCGGCATCTCCGTCGACGACAACTCGCTCGCTCCGGACAAGCTCGGGCGCCTCCCCGTGTGGGCGGCGCAGGGCTAGCGCCGCCCGTACCAGAGGACGAGGTGCACGGGCAACCACAGCCCGAGGAACAGCACGTCGAGAACGATGTGCGGCCAGTGGCGGAACGGGCGCGTGGGCGGTCGAGGGGGTTGGACAAGTAGGGCGCCGCCGTGCCCTGTGTAGACGGCCTGCTCGGCTTTCACTTTTTCCACGACAGTAACCGGTTCAGCGCGGCGGCATCGTTCGTCGCCGGGAAGAGGTCGAGCCCCGCGCGGGCGTCGGCCTCTTTGCACGTCAGGTCGACGTCCTTTGCCTTGCTGTCGTCGGTCGGGCTCGGCTGCGAGCTCGGCGGCGCCGACGGGTCGGCGAGCAGCAAGGCGTCGTAGACCGTCTCGAGCGTCTCGCCGTCCGGCGTGCCCTTCGGGCCGCACTCGAGGTGGTCGGGTGACGGCTGCACGAGGCTCCGCCGGACGACGTGGCAGCCTGCCCCGCGGATGGCGGCGAGGCGGCCGACCCACGCGCGCGTGTACTTCTGCGCGTCGGTCACGCGGAGCGTGCGCGAGCTCGTGCAGAGCGCCGCCAGCTTGGCCGCCTTGTCCTCGGGCGAAGGATCGTCGGCCCGCGCCGCCCCCGCCAACGTCACCCCGATCAGCACGCACGCCGCGAGCAACCTCATGTGAAACCCTCCCGCGACGATGATACGAACGCGCCCGGCGCCCTGACAGGGGTCCCGGGCGTTTTTCGGTTGTGCCCTGGTTGTGCCCCGCCGGGGGACAGACAGGGAAAGGTCTGGACATGTGTAGAGACGTCGCGCGGGGCACAAGCGCCGAGAATTTCCAGATTGCCGAGTGGTTCCGCGATAGTAGGTCACGGTTCAATTCCCGGCGCCTCCACCATGCTATCTTTTTGGAACGGTTGAGGAAGTAGCACCCGCCGGGGCATCGTCAAGGGCTTGTGCCCTGGTTGTGCCCCGGCTTCAGCGGAGCGCCCATGACGAGCTCCTCGACGACGGCGGAGCGAGAGACCTTGCGCGCCTTCGCCATGCGGCCGAGACGCTCGCGCGCCTCGTCGGAAAGCATGACCTCGACGCCTTTCCGAGCGCGTTTCCCGCGCGGGGTCGAGTACCACTCCGAGCTTTTCGGGTTGCCTGACATGCGCACGACTCATCCGTCGGTATCGGGGTCGTAGGTCGTGCTGGCCCGCAAGATCGCTCTCACCCTGTGCGCACTGCCCGGGCCGTGCTCACATCGCCCGCGTAGTACCCCGATAGCGTCGCCATCGCCCCATCGCGATCTCCCGGCGCCAGGTGCATGTACCGCATCGTCGTCTTGAGATCGGCGTGCCCCGCGAGCTCCTGTATCGCCTTCGCCGGCACGCCCGCCGCCGCGAGGTGCGAGCAGAACGTGTGCCGCAGCCGATGGATCGCGCCGATGTCGCGCCTGTTCTTCCCCTCGGGCGTCGTCGCGACGGGCAGGCCGGCACGTCGGAGCACGGTGCCGAGCCAGTTGCGCACGGTCCGGTTCGACAGCTCGCGCCCTTTCGCCGAGTACAGCACGCGCTCGCCGGCAAGGTGACGGTGCTTCACCAACGCGGCGTGGAGCTCGGCCGTCATCGGCACGGGGCGCTCGCGGCCGCCCTTCGTGGTGCCCTCCTCGGCGCGCCAGATCCCGCGCCGGACCTTGACCACCTTGCGGGCCATGTCGAGGTCGGTCCACTTCAGGGCCCGGATCTCGCCCCGGCGCAGGCCCGCCGATCCGGCAAGGAGCACGAGCACGAGGTGTCCGCTCGAGGTGCGCCGCGCGGCCTCGACGAGGCGCCGGTACTCGTCGACCTCGTAGAAGGCACTCTCAGTTGCGGCCGCGGCGAGGAGCCCGACCTTCGGCCGGCGCACGAGGAGCTCCCACTCGACCGCGCAGCGCAGGCACCGCGACAGCACCGAGAGCACGTTGTTCACGGTCTTCGGTCGCAGGTGCGAGAGCGCGCCTTTCAGCGCGGCAATGTCCGCGACCCCGATGGCGTCAATCGACTTCTTCCCGAGGAGCGGCCCCAAGTGGATGCGATACGCCGTCTCCGCAGCCTCGATCGTCGAGGGCTTCTTCCTGTTCGCGCGGTAGTGGTCCTGTAGGACGCGGCACCAGAGCTCGGCGAAGGACAGGACCTTCGGGGGCGGCGGGGGCGGGAGAAGCGCCGCGCGGCCGCCCCTGAGGAGCTCGGCCTCGCGCGCCTGCCCCCACCGCAGCGCCGCCGACTTGGCGTCGACGGGTGCCTGAATGCGGTCGCGGTAGCGCGCGCCGTCGGGCCAGCGGAAGCGGATGTCAACGAGCCACCCACCGGAGCGGGGGCGAACGGAAACGGTCATGGGTCACCTCGACGAGGCGGACCCACTCGGCGCTTGGGTCTGTAGCAGCCCGAGGTGCCGGCGCAAGTCCTCGGCCCGGACGAGCACCCGCCGGCCTAGGCGCACGACGCCGGGAAGCGAGCCTCGGCACACCATGATTCGGACCGCGTTCGGGGTCGTGCGCAGGACCTCGGCGACCTCGTCGACGGTGAGGAGCTCGGTCGAGCTCACGGTGCCCCCATGCACATGTCGAGGTGCCGTTCGAGCACTCGCAAGTAGCCCCGCCACGACGGGGCAGCCCGCGCCAAGTACCGGGCGTGCTCGACGTACAGGACTTCCCAGTATTCGAGGGGCGTCACGGTGCCAACCCCGCGCGGATGCGCACGTCGGCGAGCGCGCGCATCGGCCCCGAGCCACGGCGCGCGTCCTCGGCGCGGAGCTTGGCGAGGCGCTTCTCGACCAACGAGAATCGATCGGCGCCGGCCAAGTCGACGAATAGCCACGGGGGCACGAGGGGGCCCGCGAGCCGACGGCGCTCGAACAGTGCCAGCGCGTTGGCGAGATGCCCCTCCGTCATCTCGCTCGTGCGCATGCGCCGGCCGTCGCGCGTGATCCACTCGTCTCCCTCGGTGCTCATGCCGCCCTCCCCTTCCTCTCCCGGCACCGGTCGAAGAACGCCTCGATGCTCGGCGCGCCACCGTCGCCCCGACGGGGCATGACGAGCGCGAACGCGGCCGGGAACTTGGGCGAGTAGAAGATCGCGGGGTCGAGCGCCCCGCCGATGCGCCACGCGACGGCGGGGGAGAGGAAGCCGTCACGCGCCGTGCGCGCGGCCTCCTTGTCGTGCTTCGACCCCTTCTTCGGGACCTCGGGCGCGAAGCCTTTGCCGTACGCCGCGAGCGCCTCGCACGCCCGCGCGACGTAGTCGGCTGCGAATTCGGGGAGGTTCTTCCCCGGCGCTTGCTCGAGGGCGTACGGCAGCACGACCGCGTACGGGACGAAATCCTCACTCGCGTTCGGGAACGACTCCCCGCAGATCTCTCGCTTGGCGACGGACACTTCGACCTCGCCGGCGTCCTTTAGCGCGCGCACGATCAGGTCGACATCGTCGAGGCGCACGTTCCAGGGCGTCTGGTGCACCGGCGCGGGGTCGCTCGCCGAGTCCTCGGCCGGCACCTCGCAGCACCACATCGTGTGCCCGTCGCTCGCGACGAGGCGCAGCGCGCCGCCGACCGCCTCGACGTGGACGCAGTTCATGTGTGCGCGCGTCTCGTCGGTGCACGCGAACATCGCCGCGGCCTTCAGCGCCCCGGCCAACTCGGATGCCGTGACCCTCACGAGCGTCTCCGCACGATGCAGTAGGTCGTATCGGGCCGAACTTCGGCCGGCCCGCGCTGCACGACGACTTCCTGCGTCGGCAGCTGCAGCGGGACCTCTGGCACCTCGTAGCGAGGGATGAGCACGGGACACGAGGTGAACTTCGGGCCGGGTCGGGACATCACGCTGCACACTCCTTCGTCGTTGGTACGGTGTCGCGTTGGATCAAGGGGCTCGTCGGGCCCGAACAATCGACGTCCTCGTCGAGCGGCCACTCGTAGGTGCGCGGGGCGCGCGTGTTGACGCCGCGCATCCCGTGGTGATGGGCCGAGGCGAGGGCGTCGGTGACCGCGGCCTCGGCGGTGCGGCCCGACTTGGCGATCTTCATCGGCGGGCGCTCCTCGAGCGTCGCCGTGTAGCTGCCATCGACGAGGCGCCGGATTGAGACGCGTACCTGTGCGGGATCGGCGCGGTGAGTCATGCCGCATCTCCGATCTGGTCGAGCGCCTTGCGATTCAATTGGTCGACGCGCTGCTGAGAGATCCCGAGCTCGTTCGCGATCTCTTCCTGCGTCATGCGCTCGCCGCGCATTTGGAGGATCTCGCGCAGGCGATGGGGCAGTCGATCGATGCGCTCGGCGACGCGCGACGCGTGAGCGGCTTCTTCCTGCGACGGCGGCGCGCCGATCACCTCATGCCGCGAAACTCCACCTGACTCTTCCTTGAAGTCGCCGACGTCCTCGTCGAGGCTTACGAGCCCCGGGCGGTAGCGGCTCCGCACGTACTCTTTCAGAGCATGCTTGATCCGGAACGCGACGTAGTTCTTCCTCGAGATCTTGCCCGTCTCCGGCCGCCAGTCGCGGAGCCCACTCAACACCGCGATGCGCGCCTCTTGCTCGCAGTCCTCGAGATCGGCTTCGCGCCTGGCATAGCGACGCGCCAGCGTGCGCACGAGAAACTCGTAGTCTGCCCCCGTCGTCATAGGGCTAACAAGGGTCGAGGGGCACTTCCTACTAGGGGGTTTCTGCGCGCTAAGTGTCGATTCTTCGCCGCCCCTGACGGCGCCGCTCACGCGGCCTCCGGCATCCACACCTGCAGACGGCCGGCCGCGTCGAGTTTCGTCTCGGCCTTCTTCGACCAACGACGCATCGCCGTCGGTTCGATCTTCGCGATCGGGATCGGCACGTCGGGCAGATACGCGTTCGCGCCCTCGCCCATGAGCCGCGCGAGCTCGTACGCCGCCTCGTGCATGCCCGGGCCGTCGTCGGTCTCCACGATGAATTCGTCGTGGATGAAGGCGACCACGCGCGAGTTGAAAAGTGGTGACCCTTGGTCCACGTAGCAAGCCTTCGCCAGAAGCCACGCGGCGTGCTTCGCGCAGTCGGCGCCGAGCGCCTGAAAGCCGTTGTTCGCCGTCGCGCAGTACGTCGCGTTCCCGCGGACGCGCTTGGTAAAGAGCGTCTCGGTCATGGCCCGGCCGGTGTCCTCGTCGAGGAGGGCGTTGACCCGCGCGAAGTAGTCGGGCATCTCCGGCCACGCCTGTTCCCAGAAAGCGAAGACCTCGCGCACCTTCTTCTCTTGTTCTTCCGGAGTGGCCCCGAAGAGCTCCGCGAACGCCTTGCGGCCCATGGCCTTGCGCGTCGCCGCGATGAACTTCGCGACGCCCATGCCGCCCGGCCGACCAAAATTCGCCGGCTTCGCCAGCTGGCGGGCCTTCTTCACCTCGGACTTGCCCTTCTCTTGCAGGGCAGCCTCGTACGTGCGGCCCAGCATGACGGCCGCGAGCCCGAGGTGCGGATCCATCCCCGCGTTGAGGACTTCAGCAAGCCGGCTCTTGCCGAGCCACGACACGCAGCACTGCGCCAGTGTGTAGAGCTCGAGGCTCGGGAAGTCGGCCTCGATGAACACCTTCCCCGGACGCGGGACGAAGGCCTCGCGGATGCCGTCGCGCTTCGACTGGCTCTGAATGTTCGGCTTGCTTGACGTCGTGCGGCCCGTCGCGGCGAAGCCGTACCGCGTGTGCACCGGATAGAGCGTGCCCCCGGCGAGCGCGACAATGTCGTTCGACAGGACCTTTCGAAGCGTCGTCGCGTGGGAGTAGGAGAGTAGGAGCTCGTCCTCGCTTCGCTCGCACGCGTCGGAGTCGAGGCTCACGTGTTCGGTGCAGGCGTCCGGGTCCTCGCCCTTCGCGCACTTCTCGTGCGCATCGGTCCGCGGAATCGCCATGCGCTCGCGACGGCAGACTTCGACCATCCGCGCCTTGGCGGCCTTCGTGTCCCGCGAGCCGTCGACGCGCATCAGGCCGGCGAGGACGAGCTCTTCCTCGAGCTCCTCGAGCTCGGCTTCGATCGCACCCCGAAGCGCGTCGACGCCTTCCTTGTCGGTCCGGAGCCCCCACACAGAGGAGAGGTAGAGGGCGAAGTACGCGCGCGCCTGCCGGTGCTGGTCGTCGAGGTACGCGACGTGACGCTCCTGCGCGAGGTAGACGGCGAGCGTCGCGCGGGCGTCGTCGAGGGGGTATTTGATGCACTGCCCGGGATCAGACGCGCACATCTCGCGGAGCCACTCGAGCTCCTTCGCGAGCGCCTTGTTGTCGGGGTCGGCGGCGCGGGCAGCCTCCAACGCAGGAATCCGGGCGCGGCCAGCGGCCTGCACCTCGACGGCGCGGGCGGGCCACTGGTCGAGCGGGGTCTCGAGGAAGTTGCCGTAGGACAGGCGCCAGCCGTCCTTTTGCAGCTGCATCCCGCCGGCGCGCTTGGCCAGGGCCTCGAGCGTGTACTCGTAGGGAATCCACTTCCCCTTGGCGTCGGGTCGGCCGCGGAAGCAGCCGGCGGCGTTGTCGAGCAGCCACTGCCGGACCTGGGTGTCCGTGATGCGATCTGCATCGTAGGCCGCGAACACGAGCGGTCGCAGCTGGGGGAAGGCCTCACATATGACAGCTAGGTCATAGGCGACGTTGTGTCCTACGAGTCTGATGGCAGGATCCAGCAACCACCCGCGGATGACGGGCTCGGCGTCGCGCGCGTGGACGATGACGGCCTCAGCGCCGGGAGATTGGTACGTCAGGCACGCGAGCGCCGGCGCGTGCCGGCCCGGACGGATGAGATCGGTTTCCGTGTCGAAGGCGATGACGAGGGCCAAGGCGCACCACACCGCGACGAGGACCGCCGCCGTTAGGGTGTGGGGCGCCCTGATCTCCCCTTTGAACGGGCCCGACTTTGCCCGGGACTTGCGCCTGTTCGTGTTCAAAGAGCCGAGCGAGGTCGTTGCGACGCCTCGCTCGAGTCTTGGGCAGCTCACGGAACACCGACGAACGGTGCAGGAATCCGGGGCGCCGCATGAGCTGCACGCTCGCGCGCGTATGCTCGCGCTAACTCGGCAGAAGAGGCGTAGCCGGGAAATTCGGTCGTTGCGTCAAAACCATGACGCGCTCTCAACCGCGCGAGCTTGCCCATCAATTCGTTCGTTAGCGAACGAGAAAAACGCCCTTGCACGCACCGCGTCGCGGTGTCATCGTGAGACATCATTCGGTTGGTCCTTTAGTCAGGTGATCGAATGTAGGAGGGGCGTCGGGTGTGAGAGCCCGACGCCCCTCTGCGCTTCTAGCGCCGGGGACTCGGTCCGAAGCGGGTGAGAGACCGCCTTGGGGACCGCTGAGCAACTCCTCCGCATCTCTGCAGCCAAGTTGCTCATGTTCTTACGATGACCGAATTCGGGAAAAGTGCAACCCTTGCGCCTCGCAAAATGCGAAGTGTTTCCATGCGCCTATGGAACCACAAGGTAGTTTCGTCGACCGATCCACTACATTGGTGTCGTGGTCGCCCCGACAAATGTGGCGGATCGTCCCCACACATCGATGCCGCGGACCTGGCGAACGATCAACACGGACCTGCGCAAGAAGCTTTCACAGAACCTAAGGAAGCGCCGCGCCGAAGATCACTTCAGCGTGGAAGAGGTCGCAGGCCGGGTGCCCAGAGAAGAGCTGAGCTCAAGGCAGTGGCAGCGGGCCGAGTCAGGAAAATCGAACGTGACGCTTCAGACCCTGTCCAAACTCGCTGCCGCCTTGGATGTCGATCCTCTAGATCTTCTTCGCTAGGCCGCTTGGGGTCGCCGGCTCCGGGGCCGGGCTCCAACGATGAAGCGCCCAATCCTTGCCGGTCTTCTCGGACTTGCGCCACTCGACCTCGACGTCGACCTGAAGCCCAGCGACGAAGTTCTCCTCGAGCTGCCTCTTCTTCGCGACGTCGGGATCGATCGCCGCCTTGAACCACTCGACCGCTTCAGCGTGCTCCGCAGCGAAGCGCTTGATGTCGGCCAGCGACCCCGGGTCCTTGCCCATGATCAGTGCGAAGATCAGCGCCTTCATGTCCCCCATCGCGTAGTCGGACTTCAGGTTGACCGTGTAGCTCCGCCCTGATCCGACCGGGTGATCGGCGTTCGCCGACTGCGCGATGTCGAATTCGAAGATGAAACTGTCGCCGTAGTACCCGCCCTTCTTCAGCTTCAGGGACTTGGCCGTGACCCTGTACTTGCCATCGCCGAGCTTGCGACCCTTGCCGTTCATCTGCGCACCGGCCATGCCTGCAAACATCGCGTCGATATCGATACTCATGTGTATGCCTCTTCTGTTGGTGTTAGGAAGCTAAGCAGCCAAGGGGATCACGAAGTCTTTGCGCTTGGGCGCCTTCCACCGCGCACCGCGCCACCGGGCGATCTGGTCGTCGCTAGGCCACGACACGACGTCTGCGAGGAGGAGCTTCTGTTCGGCGCCCGTTGTCTCGCGCACAGCCTTGGCGCCGGCCCGCGCGCCGCGCCACGCCTTCACGTGCTCGAGGCAGCCAAGGAACACGTCGACCTCAACGACGTCGGCCTTCTGCCCGGAACGGTGCGTTCGGCCGATGAGTTGCTGCCAGTATTCGGAGATCTCGACGGGTGAGACGATCAGGTTTCTAGCCCAGTGCTGCAGGTTGTGACCCGCACGGTTCGCGTCGGCGCTGACCACGATGGCTCGATCGGTCGGCGCGTAGCGAAGGGCCTCCCCGTCTGCGGCGAAGCCCTTGCGGCCGTAGTACTTCGTCTTCGCGAGCGCCGCGAGACGCCGCGCGAAGAACGAGTGCTCGGTCCACACGAGGCCCGGCTCTTTCATCCACTCGAGGCATTTCTTCAGCGCCCCCTCGTCGTGCCAGCGGGGCTCGACGTTCGGCGTGAACGTCGGGGCGATGGTGCGCCATGCATCGAGGATTGCGCGGCCGCTCGGGAGCTTGCCGGCGAGAACGGCTTCCTCAACCTGCGCTGGGCTGTCGAGGCGGTCCGACCTCGCGAGGACGTTTCGCACGTACGAGTGCCACTCCTTGCGTGCAAGGCGCCAGTCATCGCGCGGCCACGGGTTCCACACGTAGAGGAGCCCTAGCGCCAGCTGCCTAGCGTGTTGCCACACCTCGATCGGCTCGAACAGCTCGCGGCCGTCGGGCATGATCATGTCGGCGCGGAGCGCTTCAAAATGGGCGTCGGTCTCCGGCGCGAGGTCGTAGGTCACGGCGCGGACATAGATCGAGGCGGCCACGCGCTGATCGGCGTCGTTGCCCGACGAAGTGACGATCCCCGGCGTCTCCACGAGCCGACGCTGAAGTCCTTGCCGAGCGCGCGTCACGTCCTCGCCGCCGGGCGGCACGCCCATCGCGTCGGCAAGGTCGAGGAGCGCGCCGGCGTCGTAGCGCTCGATCTCCTCAACTTTCTCGTTGATCGCCGCGTCCCACTCCTCGAGCTCGCTCTCGGTCGCGGGCACGGGTACGCCGGCCTTCAGCGCCCATCGAAGGATGTGCCCGAATTCGAGGAGCGAGCGAGACATCATCGTGCCCGTGAGCGCGACGAATGCCGTCGAGGAGTGGGCCGCCATGTAGCGCGCGACACGCTTCGTCCGGGCGGCGGTGAGGTTCTTCAGGAAGTGCGCCTCGTCGGCGACGATGAGATCGGGCTCGTAGATATCGAGCTCCGCAGCGGCTTGCTTCGTCCCCAGCATCTCGTACGAGAACAGCCGGATATTCGTCGGGATGAGCCAATCGCGCGCGAGGTCGGCGCGGTCGTCTTCCGTTTTCTTGACCAGGCCGGCGGGCAGAAGTAGCAGGGGCCGCACGGCGCCGAGGACGTACGGCGCGAGGAGGGATGTCAGCGTCTTGCCGCCGCCCACCTCGACGGCGCACACGCCACCGCCGTGCACCCCGATGTCATGCAGGGCGAGGGCCTGCACGCGGCGCAACGTGGCCGAGGATCCCGGCCGCCGGAGAAGGGTGCTGAGGTCCTCGACGAGGGCATCCCACTCGGGCGACGCGGGATCGCGCCGCGGCAGGGCTGTGATGCGCGCGAGCTCGGACGTCTTGCGTACGCCGCCATGGAACACGTTAGCGGTCCGCCACCAGTCCGAGCCCGCCGCAGACGGTGCAGCCCCAGTGCGTGTTCGCGCCCGGTGGAAGCTTCGCCATACAGGCCTTCGCCCACCGCGCGCGCCCCGCTCGTCCGAACGCTCGACATCGGCGTTCTACTTGTCCGACGGCGTCTCGATCCCAATGCCAAGCGACGTAGACCGTCGCCAGGTCTGCCGACGAAAGCTCCGCCACACGAATGAAGGCGTAGTCGAGCGTCGCGGTCGTCTCAAGAATCTCCTTCAGGTCATGGGACTTTGAGATCTCGCACCTCATCGTGTCGCACCCCACGCCGCTAGGAGCCGCTTCGCGCGCAGACGGTACCCGATGCGTGCGTCCTCGCCGTTGTGCAAGCCCTGCCACAGGGTCAGCATCGCGAGCCGATCATCGACCGCCTTAGCCCCGTGCGCCGAGCACGCGAGCATGATCGCGAGCTCCTCCACTTTCGTTTGCACGCCTTCGGCACGCTCGGCGCCGATGTTTCCTCCTGTGCGCTGAGTCATGCTGCTCTCCTCTTGGGTGCCGCGCAGAGTCGAAGACACTCCTCGTCGGTCATCGGCACGCAGTTGGCGGCGTTGACGAGCCGCGCCTGCGCGGCGTCTACCCACGTGCCGTCACTGTCAACGCCGATGTAGCTCCGGCCGAGAAGCACGCACGCCTCCCCGATGCGGCCCGAGCCGCAGAAGGGATCGAACACGGTCTCGCCGCGGTTGCTGAATTTGGCCACGAGCTCGAGGCAAAGCGCGAGCGGCTTCTGATTCGGGTGCCGGCCCTTCTCGCCACGCGTGCCGTTGCACTGAAAGTGCGCCTCCTCCGATGGAAATTCCTCCGAGTCGGCAGACCAGTAGGCATAACTGCCGCGCCCATTCCACTGCTTCTTCGCCTTGCGATGCATGATCGCGAGGCCCTCGTAGGCGTTCGCTGGCCGATCGCCGGTGAGCTGCCCCATGCTGTTCGGCTTGTACCAAATGCCGCCTCGGATCCACGCGTCCGGCCCGGCGTCGCGGTACGCGCCGAAGTCCTCGACCGCGCAGAACGCGAGGGCCCACCGCTTCGCGACGCGGGGCAGGTCCTTCACGAAGCGGTACGAGCGCAGCGGGTCGAAGGGCATCTCGACGCGCGGAATGCCCCCGCCGGTGCTGTTCTTCATCGCCGTGCCGCTCGACATGTTCGCGTGCACGTGCTCGTTGTAAGGCGGGTCGGTGATGATTACGTCGACCTCGCCGTCGGCCATCTCGCTGAGGACCGCAAAGGAGTCCTCGACGTGCTCAACGATGAAGGTCACGTCTCCCCCGGCGGCGCGGCTGGCGGATCAGGCGGGCCGCCGTCGGGCCAGAGGGCCCACACGAGGGCAGAGAACCCGATCACGATCTCGAGGAAGAACAGGCCCGGCGCGAGGGCGATCACGCGGCCTCCCGCGCCGCACGGCGAAGGCACGACTTCAGCGTGACGCCGGCCATCTTCGCGGCGCGCTTCGCCGCCCGACGCGCCGCCTGCTCGGGCGTGCGACGGGGCGTCTCCTCCCTCGGCACGAGCAGGCGCACGCGCGTGCCGCGGCCGTCGGCCGTGCGGCGGAACTTCCACCTAGCCGTGTGTGTCGCGTCGCAGCGCGCAACGCCCCAGAGCTCCACGGGCGGGAGACCGTCAACGTATCTGCTTCGTCCGTTCGCTTGCATCATGCTGCTGCCTCTTTTCGTCGTGCGGGTTGATCCTTCGTGTCGCGGACCCAGATCGGGGAGCAACAGGTCTTCCCCCGCTTGGAGTCGAGGAGGTAGAACGCCTGTTGCGGCGGCTCCGGGTCAGCCTTGACCGCCATCGCGTAGGCGCTGTAGCCGATGACAGAACCGTTCATCGTCACGCGCCCGCCGGGCGAGTACTGATGCCAGTGGCCGAAGTGGTGGTAGTCGCACCGCTTGGCCTTGTCCCACTGCGCGGTGGCCTTGTTGATGGGGATCGTGATGCCCCCGACCCCGCCGCCGTAGTTCGTCTCGTCGCCGTGGTGGAAGTGCAGCTCGTAGTCGTAGACGCGCGCGTACTGATGCGCGCTCTTGTCGGCGAGGAACTTCACGCGCGGCTCATCGGCGAAGTGCTGGGCCAAGAGCTGGTAGAGCGCCCACTCGTAGGAGTGGACGGCGCCCAACGCCCGATAGGGTTTCGGCGAGTTGCGCCCGTGGTTGCCGTAGCTGCACGGCATGATGAGCCGCTCGGTCTTCGGGTCGGCGAGCAGACGTTCGATGCCGGCGACGAGGCGCGGGTACAGCCACAGCATCGTCTCGATCGGCGTGCCCGCCGTGTTCTCGATATTCTCGGGGTGGATGTGGCCCGTCATCAAATCGCCGCCGAGCCAGAGGAGGACGTTGCGGATCTTGAACGCCGAACGGTGCAGCCCGACGAGCCACTCGATACCGGCGAAGAAGCGCCCGAGCGAGCGGTCAGCGATCTCCGGGTTGTAGACGTTGGGGTACGGCGTCTCGCCGGGCCGCACGTGCTCCTCGACGTGCGCGTCGGAGAGCATCGCGATGGCCGTCGCTTCGCGAAACCCGGAGCCCAACTCCAGCCGCTTGACCGGCACGAGCGGCGCCGCCGTCACCGCGGCCATGGCGTCGTGCGCTTCCTTGTAGACGAGGAGATCCTTCAGCGCCCCCTCGGTTGAGGCGCGGGCGGCGCGGAGCTGCCCCTTCAGGCGATGCTCCTCGATGGCGGGGAGCGGCGGTGCGTCACCGCGCGCGGCCGCCTTGATCGTGCGCATGCGCTCGCGGTCGGCGCGGCGCTTGGCGTCGCGTTGCTCGGGCGTGCGGGGGATGCTCATTCGTTCGGCCCTTTCGGAAATCGGAAACCAAGGTCCTTCAGCAGCGCGTGCCACACCGGCGTGCGGGCGCGCACGATGCGCTCCTCGAGCGCATCCCTCTCCTTCTCAGGCACGAGCTCGGCGATCAGGTTGTTCACGCCCGCGACCTCGTTGACGGCGTGATCGAGCTCGTGGAAGAGCGTGTCCTGCCGAACGTCCGGCGCGAGCGCGTTGGAGAGGAAGATCGCGCCGTCGTCCGGGTGATAGATGCCCTTGCAGCTTTCCAGCTTCGGATGCTTCGGAGGCACGACGTAGACTGGGATCCGCTGCCCGCCAACGCGCAGCGCCAGCCACTTCATACGGCGCCGCTCGCCGGCGTCGAGAGCGCGTCTGTGAGGCGATCGAAGGACACGTCCTTGCAGCGCATCTTCAGCGTGACGTTGTAGGACCCCGCCGACGTCGCCTTGATCTCCTCTTTCGGCATCGAGTCGACTCCGCCGCTTGTGTCGAACCCGTGCGGCTCCTCGGCGTCGTCCTCCCACGCCTCGGGATCGTCGAACCCCGCCTCGGCGGAGAGCAGGAACAGGATGCAGCACGCCGCGTGCGCGAGGTGCGGAAGCCCGCTCTCCGAGTCGTGCGTCTCCCCTCGCCCCCGCGCGAACAGGTGACGCAGCGCCGCGCCGTAGTACCGCGACCTCGGCTCGACGTTCTGCCAGTTGTTCGCGCCGTACTTGTTCGCGCCGAAGGTCAGCACCCGCGCGACTTCCTGCAGCGCGCCGATCGGTAGCAGGTCGACGCGGATCTTTCCGCCGTCGTCCTTGCGTCCGGGGCCCACGCTCTCGATTCCGATCTTCATGCTGCCCTCCGCATCCCTGTGAGCTCGTCGAACCGCCGTAGGAATTCCGTCTTCGCGACCGCCGGCGACCAGGGGATGATGCGCTCCGGCAGGGCGCACACGTCCGCGATCGAGGTCCAATGCTCCGGCCGCGCGAACATGAGGTCGCGCACCTCCGTCGCGAGGAGCACCTTGTCAGCCCACGCGATGGCAATATTTCCTCCGCGCGGGAGCCTGAAGCGCTCCCGGATCTTGGCCATCAGGACGCCCTCGGCGGCACGGTACGGGGACCCGATCTCAGGCGTGTCCTTCAGCGGCGTCGGCAGGTCGACGAGATACGCCTCGCTCGCATCGTGAAGGAGGCCCTTCAGCCACATGCGCGGGCTCTTCGTACGCCGCGGGCTCTTCGTACGCTGCTCGAGAAGACGGCTCACCCGCACGCTGTGCTCCGCGACGGAGTAGAAGTGCCGGACGTGGCCAGAAAAACGGCACTGATTTGACAGCGCGTGCGCGATGTCGTGGACGCGGATGTCCGCGACGCTGGGGTCGAGCGGAGAGAACCGCACGCCCGTGAATGTCTCGATGAACGGGGATCTTGGGGCGATCACGGCTTGCACCGAACCTCGCCAAGGAACAGATCCGAAAAGGATCTCCTTCGACGAGGCAGAGCTTCGTCTAGTTCGAGAAAGAGCTTCGTCAGCGGATGTGAGGGATTCCTTACGAGTCCACCGAGCAAAGAGCACAGGATCTCGGCGTCGTTCTCCCCTAGTTCGATTGTGATTAGCGCTTCGGGCTGAATCCGAGTGATGCTCACGACGGCACCTCAGGCACCAGTTTGGCCCGCACCGACATGTTCCGGATGGCGCCGGGCATCATCACGGACAGCGTCGCCGAGCGCATCGCGCCCACGACGACCGCGCGGTCGTGGCACGGGATGCAGACCATCCCGATCCAGCGCTCGACGAGGTCGCCACAGTCGGCGCAGCGGCACTTGGGGATATTGCTCATCGGCACCCCTGCACGACGCGCGAGGCTCGGGCCGCGCACACGCTCTTAGCGATGGCGCCCTCGGGCGTGCGGGTGTCGACGACGAGGTTCGGGATCAGCTCGCCGTCCAAAACCTCACCTAGCGTGCTCGCGAAGACGCCCGAGCCCTTGAAGTCGATCAGGCGGTAGTCGGTGACACCGTGCTTCGCGCGAATGAGCTCACCTGCCTTGGCGTAGAGCTCCTCGGCCGTCGTGAACGCCGCGCCAACCGGGTAGGAGTCGAGGAAGACCGTTCCTATGCGCTTGCCCGTCGGCGCGTCGGGCGGCGCTTGCGACGGACTCGGCGCACACGTGGGCGCGTCGACCGGCGGGGCGGCGGGCGCAGCGGCCGCGGCCTTCGGCGGTCGACCTCGTCGCGCGGGGGGCGTTGCCGGTGCCGCGGCCGACGTGCCGATCGGCGGTGCCGGCGGAAGCGCGCTCTCCGGGGGATTGATCGGCAACGGCTGCGGTGCCGGCGGGGGCGCGAAGGTCGGCGCTGCGGTCGGTTCGGGGGCCGCTCCGGTGTTGCCCCGCATGCGGGCGAGTCGTGCCTTGAAATCTTCGGTCGGGTTGCTCATCTTCGATCCTTCCTCTTTCACGACGGGTAATCGGCGGCGCCGGTCTCGGGCGGCCATGGCCTCGACGATCTCGGCGGGGCCTAGGTTGCAGTGGGGTGCGTACGGGCATGTTCGGCCGTACATCTCGCAAGCCTCTGGATTCGGAGGCAGTGTCAGCGCGAACGTGATCGGGTCCTTGCCCTCGGCCGACAGCCGAAGGCTGATCATCCGATTCGCGACTTCGTCGATCTCACGGAAGCGCGCGACGACTTCGGGGGCCTCGAGCCGCACGTACGTGCGCAGGGACTTGGGCGACTTCTTCGGATCAGTGCGGAAGTAGATCCACACGAGATCGACGGTGCGGGCGCCCGTGTGGAGCATCGCCCACGTCGCGTAGATGATCGCCTGAGGATCGACGCGGAGCTTTTCCTCGTCCTTCCTCCACTTGTCGGGGTCCTTCGTCGTCTTGAAGTCGCCGACGGCGG